TTCTAGTATTGGCAGAATCATAGTAATAAATTACCACCGTGTCAACCGGTGCAACATCAACCCTGAAATCTTGCCACATATCCATATAGCCAGTAACAGCACCCTTCACAAGAATAGCCGCTTCATTGTACAACATTACGTGTGCTGATGCAATATAATCATTTATTAAATCATCAAACGAATCATCTAAAATGTTTAAATGTCTTTTGGCTTCTATTAATGTCAAAGCCCAATCCCCCTCTGGTGTGTAGCTTGTTATTTTTTTATTTCTTATCATCACATCAAAAAAAAAGGATGGGCAAAACCCACCCTTTTTCAATATATAAAATTAAATTAAAAATTACCCCGTAAACGTACCTACGCTGATTGCTGCATCTTGTACGAGTGCTGCATCCCAATAAGAGTTTAAGATAAGTCTGTTAGTTCCCTTTATAGCTTGTGTATAAGGATCCATTAATATTTCAATTCCTCCAAATTGTGCAACTTGGACCTTGCTCCAATCTCCATAATAAACGGCTGGATTAGTTATGTCTGCAATTTGATTGCTAAACTTAGATATAACACCCATTATCATTTCGTTTATGATTAGTGGATTAACACCAGAAACTTGTGCTGCTGTATATACTTCAGTAAACAAATCATTTGATATTGCAAAACCAAGGTTTCCACGGTTGTGGTTGTTTGATTGTACTTCTTCAACTAATGCCATCATCAAATCTGTGATGTCTGCATTTGTTACGGCTGTTTTCCCGTCACCTAAGTAAGCATACGATCCATTGGCTGAATCATCAGTAAATAGTGCATACTCAACTTTTGCTCCAACTGCTTGTGCAATTGAATTTCTCAAAGCAGATTCGATAGATTCGTTTGCTTGCATGGCTGCTTGCTTACTGAAATCTACATATGCTGCAAGTCTCTTAGGTGCAAGGTCTTTCTTGCTCATTGCTGAACCGCCATCTATTGCATCAGAAACTTCAGTTTCCCATTGTGTAGTAACCGCTCCAAGTATTGGAATGCGTTGGTCAGTTGTAGAACTTACACGTGTTACACCTAGATCATCAAGGATTGTGTTTGCATATACTGCATCAACAAAACTTTGTGACTCAATTCCAGTAGTACCGTTTTCAGTTATAACCGCTCTATTCAATACCATTGCTGGTATCACAATCCCGTTAGAAGAACGACCAATTGCAGCCATTTCTCTTTCACCTTCTTGTGCCATTTCTGCTTCAACTCCTTCAAGTTTGCCGCCAAATGCTGCTCTTACTGCTTTACCAAAAGAAAAATCTCTTAATATTTTTTTCTCTTCTTTAGTTTCTGTCGCTATTGGACTGCCACTTAAATTTGCACTCTTCATTCTTATTTCTTCTTGTTTTTCTGTTTTTGGTAACTCCTCAACTAATCTAGTCAATTCGTCCATATGCGTATCAAAAGATACTTTTTCTTCTTCTGTAAAATCTCTATCCTCAGAAGTAACTAATGTTTCAAGATTGTCAAGGGTGCTTTTTGCAACACCGATTTCTTCTCTTATTGTTTTGCTGTTTCTCATTTTTTAAAAATTTATTGTTGCAAATATTATTTATAAATTACAAGTATTTTGTAACTATTTTAACTTTGCCAAAGTTTCGTAAATCTGCTTTTGTTCCAAGTCCCATTGTCACAGGTATTTCTTCAAGAGTTTTTTTAATTTCATCTACCTGGTCTGCACTACGTTTAAAAGCATCGCGATTTGACCCCGCTGATACCACTGACCATTCAATTAATTCTTGGCGTGTGAAATATACCGTGTCACGATCTTCACCCTCGTTTGCATTACCGTATCTATACTCATGCGGAATTGCTCCAACTGATGCCATTTTTAAAATCCCATCATTCATTTTATTAAATACTTTGTCTGCAAGTGGATTGTTTCCTTCACGCTCAAAAGTCACCTCACCAATCAAAGCATCTCCATCTTGGAATACTCTTGATGTGCCTATTATAGTATCAGGATTGTCTCCGCTTACTACGTGGTTATATCCAACTATTGGGTTTCTGTTGTAGCTGTCTAATTCCCAACCGGCTAATTTAAACACCGTGCCGTGTCTGTCAACTGATTCGGTTGAAATCACAAACTGGGCCGTTCTGTTTTCTACATCAACACCACGGCATTCAACTAATCTATCTATTTTGTTCATTTGTTTTATAATATGTTTTTATATCATCAATAGGAATCCGGTTTATTTGAACATACCGTTCATCCCCGCCATCAATGCTGTTTCTATCTTCTAACTCAAGCACGTCATTGATTGTATATGCTCCAATGTCTGTCATTAATCTATAATATTCACCTTTGGTTTTTACATCCGTTCGCAGTAAACGATCAACATTGTGCTTGAAATAGAAAGTTCTTTTTTCGTTTTCTTTTAATAATTTTCTTCTGTACTCTTGTTCTATCTTCTCAATCCAAGATCCAATGCCATAGGTCACAAACTCAATGCCCATGTGCTCAATGTTTGAAAATGTAGACCCATCCATTTCATTTATCATGAATGAAGGTATGCCCAATATTGTGGCAATCTCATTCTTTTGAAATTTCCTGGTTGCTATAAATTCAGCATCTGCTGGCGGTAGACCAATACGATGATATTTTGACCCAGCATCAAGTATAGCTGTGCCACGTGTGCCATTTGGGCCATAATTAGCAGACCATTGTTGGTTTATTGCGTCTTTTGTTTCTGGCTTTAAGGTTCCAGCATATTCAATATAGCCGTCAATCCTAGTTCCTTTGTTATAAAAATCTGCACCATAATCTTGTGCTGCTAGTGAAAGCCCTAAATTTTGTTTATGGATTTGAATCGCTGATAATCCTATTACTGGATCAACCCCAAAACCACGAAGGTTTATAATATCTCTATCCGCTACAAGTAAAGTTTCTGTTTTATTAGCTGCTAGTTTTATTTCAACTTTCCAGAATATCTCATCATCATATTTTAGTGGCTCGCATATCTCGCGGCTAACATTTACCAACGCCGTAGGATTGCCAAAGCTATCACGCTCAATGATTGCCAAACCATTCCCGTGGTTTATTGCTGATGTGATTAAGATTTGTGTAAAATCAAAAGAAATACTTTCAAAATTTGCTTCAGCATTCAATAGGTATTCAACTGGATGGCTAACTATCTCACGCTTGCCATTGCTCTTTTTGAAAACCTCAATTGGAAGCATTGCAACTGATTCAGATATTCTCCGTACTCCAGCCCAATATGCTGATAAACCCATTGCAGTGGTTTCCGTCACTGGCGTACGGCCAACCATACCACCAAAGTTCGCGTTTAAAAAACCTTTCTTTTCTGCTAGGAAAGGATTTATCCGTTTAATCTCAAGACCCAAAAATTTCACTATTGCAAAAGTGTTTTAAATAAACAAAAATAAAATGTAATAAATTTAACTAAAAAAAAGCCCTTACATTTCTGCAAGGGCTCTTTGTTAATCTTCTCATAATTTCTCTATCTCTTGTTTAACTTCTTATCATACAAATCCTTTTCTACGTTGTTTAATCCAATCTCATTTGCTGAAACTATATTAGTCAGCAATTTTATAGAATGGCGATTTGTCTCAACCATTTTAATTAAGATTTCTATCCCCAAATCTGCAAACTCGTCCTCTACTAAATACCAAGCCTCGCCCCCGTATGCTTCCCACTCTCCGTTACTAATATCATAGAATAACAACTTCACTATTTGCCCTATCTCGAACTCGTGACCGCTTATATTGTCGGTGATTACTACCTTTTGTCCTATTTTGTATTTGTTCATGTTTTGTAGTTGGCTGGTAAGGTCTAAACTGACCTAAAGCCCTTTATTATTTTTTTTATGGTTAATTGATTGCAGTGCTTTGAAACTTTGATAGTTCCGGTGTGGCTTATAGTTTGGCAAATATTTATTGATTTCCTTCACCGTTGCATCATATGCCATTTTACGGATCTTTACCTTTTTTAAATGCTTATGGAATAAATTATCTATGCCATCGGTGACCGCTTCAATAATGTCATCAGGAACTTCGGTTTCTTTGTTGTTGTTATTAGACAATACAACCCGGTAACTATCGAAGTCTTTATAGTGGGTAAATTTCGGTGCATATTCCCGCATCAATTCAACGGCTGCATCATAAGCATCTTCGCTGGTGTTGTTCCGTAACATCTCCAAAAACAATAAATCAAAGTTTTTTTTGTTGTTCAGTACATCGTAAATTTTATTTGGTATTTTCATTTTTAAAATATATATAAATTGCCTTCTTCTAAATAACTAACACCACCATCACCGCCATCAAGCCATAAGCCATAAGCCATAATGTTGGTAATCAATCCATCAATTTTTTTATTTGGTGTTTTGATATCCTTTTCAAGTTTAATATTGCCCGCTGGATCTGATCTCACCGCTGCATTGCCAGCCATCCATCTCAATACAGAATTGCCAAAGTGGTTGAACTTTTTACTTTCAATGGCCGCTTGCATTTCTTTTGTTGGTGCGGTCATACTTTTAAACCCTTGGCGAAACTCTACCAAATCAAAACCTTCATCAATCAACTTTGGTGCTATGTGGTGACTGTTCCAATTGTCATAAGCAATAGTCCGAATGTCATATTCCCTTCTTAACTCGCCCATTTTGTGAATTATAAAATCATAGTCAATTACGTTTCCGCTGGTTTCTTCAATCAATCCATCACGCACCCATTCTTGGTAATTGATATTATTTTTGTCCGCCGATTGTGTGCCCTTATCTTCAGGCAACCAAAACCAGTTCTTTGAATAAAATTTATCTTCTATTTGCCAAACTAAACTAAATGCCGTTATATCTGAACGGGATGACAAATCTAAACCACCATAACACGGGTAATCTTTCAATATTTCTT